TTCATAATATTGTCGTCAAGTTCACATTCAAATCCATTTTTCAGCTTAATTTTCTTCATTGTCTGTCACCTCGGATGTCTGGCTTCCACTATCTTCCACTTCATTTGTTTCTTCAGTGGTATTTTCTACGCTGGTATCTCCGCTAGTATCTTCACTGCTTGAAGAAGCGTTTACTATATATTCATAGTGTGTATTGTTATCATCGTCAGGGGTTGCACTCACAGTCGTCTCATAGCCTACGGCGCTTGCATCTGCATAAGTCACATCTCCGACCGCTGTCACCTTGCCGCTTGGTATTACCACTCTTTTAAGTGCACCGCCTTTAAGTATCATATCTATAACCCAAGAGCAATAATCCTGCTCATCAGAATTTGCTAAAATCTTTATACCTTCCTTCAGACTTCCCGATACATTGTCATCACCATACACTGTCTTGAGCACGCTTACATTGAGTGCTTCGATAAGTGTAAATTTGAATGTATCTGGCTTTTCAGTTTGTGTATCCAATACCACATCACCGCCCCACGCCTTGACACTTGTGTTGCTTGGAGAATTACTATTAACAACACCGCTGTCGGAACAATATCCAAGACTTTGGAATGCCTTGTCAAGCTCGTCCTTGGCGGATTTAGGAAGTGCTGTACCTAAAGGTGCCCTGAATATCGCACCTCCCTTTTTAGGCTTGCCAGTTGTAACATTTGCTGAATTATTCATATTGTTTGTCCTCCTAATAATAAACAAAATCAAATACCGCCTGGTATCTGTATTTCTTACGAATTGTATCAGTATAATTATAGTCTGTATTAAGTTCTGCTCTGCTTACTTCATTCAAATCGGTTATGTCCTCCATAACCTTCTTCATTTTTTCATTCAGAGATGCTGCAGCATGGAGGCTTTTGCCGTATGATTGTATGGCAAGTGTGGCTGATTGTATATGATTCTCATTGCCGCCAGATGTCTTTTCAACGACGATGTATGGTGGTGTTATGTCTTTTGGTTCTTCGGCATATACGCTGATTTGGAGCTTTTCCGAAATGTATTTAATTACGATTTCCTCAATCATCCCTTCACCGCCTTTAATAGAGTGTTGTTGTGCAGGTTGTCATACATTGCCTGTGGCGTTGATGTTCTCACCATGGCGTTAACACGGTTCTGTCCCGTATAGGTGTCCATCGTGTACCCACTCCCCACCCTGCCAAGTATGGCTGATGCCTGTTCGGCGCAAATATCCTTCATCTCCTCCGACCGCAGTAGTTGTCTTACACCCTCAGTATTGAGTTTGACTTCAAGATTACCCATATCGTTCCACCATCACTTTCATATTCCATCCAAGCGGTATAAGTTCATCCATGCCTTTCAGTGGAATCCCGAAGGTATGCCATGTCTCTCCGAAAAATTCAACCTTCCTATCCTCCCAGACATGTTCATCACCTTTGGGTATCGCCAATATGTACACCGCCTTTTTGCCTTCAAGGTTTGTCTCATTGATAACATCGGTTGCGGATGACGGTGCTATCAGCACATTGTCAACCTCTATGGGTATTTCATCATAGATCTTTCTATGAAATTCATCCTCCCCTGTTTCAATCCTGTCATACAGGATCACCGTTGTGCCTTTTATCAATCCCATACAAATCCACTGCTCCTAACCTCTGTCTCTTTAATCCAAGCCTTGCAAGTTCGGACTTCTTGATGAACAATCCGCCACCTGGTATAAGATACGAACCGCTTACGGAATATCCAAGTGCGGACTCGGATATCTGTGTCATTGGCTCGGAATCGGTGGATGTCATCAGAGTTCTTGCCACGACATCAACAGTTACAGATTTTACAACATTTACAAGAGTGAGGTCGTTCTCAACCATCTTGTCAAGATTCTTTCCCACCTTGATTGCCTCCTGTCTCAAACTATCCGATATTATAGGCAGCAATGCCTCCGCCCTCTCCTTCTCGGCGGGGGTCAATGCCCTCCACAAGGCTGTCACATCTTCTATTGTGGCAAAATTATCCATATTATCCGCCTTTCCTTAATGTTTCAAAATATAATAAATGCCGGCTTACTCATGAATATTCTCGTAAGCCGGCACTATGTCAGGCTTCTTCCTTTTCCTTGACAATACGTGAGAATGCCTTTGGATCCATAATCGCCCATCCGACATATGTCTCACATCGTATATACCTGGTTATATGCCTTCAAATCTTTTCCAGACTGGTCCGGATCGCCATATTTGATTACTTCCAGTGGTATCTCCTTGGCATATCCCCACTTAAATGCATTCTGGAAATCGCCTAGAACTGCCATATCCTCCGATTTGTTGAAAGATACAGTGCTGTTGACATCAACACTCAAGCCCCTCACTGTGCCTGGATTAGCGCCCCATGCAAGTTCTGGGTACTGCCTTACACCATTTACCATAAGTGATGCAAGGGCTGTACTTAAACCTTTTGCCATAGCCATACCGTTTACATCATAGTTCTCATCTACAGCCGCAATTGCTTTCTCGATATTTTCCTCAACATTAGCCTCGTCATATGTAATGACCTGGATTCCGTCCGCAGTGTCAAAACTCTTTTTCCCGATGATCTCTGAAGCTTCCTTTGTCCTTGGATTAACGCCATGCATAGCCATAATGTCTATCGCACGTGCAACTTTCTTTGAATAACCTTCATTAAATGCTTTGAGGATGTCAAGCTGCTTCTCCTCTGATGCGTATAAAAATTCGTCCGTCATTCTGGCACCATATTCTATCTTGACTGGTATAATTGTTACAGGCTCAATTTTAATGGAACCAGCTGGTTTCTTCTGCCCCTCACCTATAATATTGGCCTCATCATCCATGTTGAATGTGAATATTTCATTGCCATTAAATGCAACAGGTATCGTACCTGATAGCTTTGCTATTGAAGACTTGCCCGCTACCTTGCTGAATAAATCCTTAACTGTTTCAGGATTAAATAATGTTCCTTTTGTTAATGTGTCTGTCATTTTTTATTCTCCTTTTGTCAAACTTTTCAACGTGTTTCTTAATGCTGCATCGCTAGCACTGCCAGTGTTTACATCAGTATTAGCAAGCGGTGGTGCCCCTGTGGAGCTTGATATAATTTCCTTCAAAGCATCGGCACTTGCCTTGATGCTTTTTTCGTCATCGCCTGTCAAAAAATCAACGGCATTGTAAGGCAATCCTGTCTCGTGGGCAATACGTGATTTTACCGAGCGCGACTCGTAACCCTTTATGATTGCATTTTTCTTTTCGATTTCACTTTTATGCGTGCTGATTGCCACATTTGCATTGTTAAGCTCCTTAGTAAGTCCATCAATCTTGTCATCATACTCCTTACTTTTTGCTGCAAAGTCATCGGGTGATATGTACCCTTCGTATTTTTTGCCCAATGTTTCCTTCTCACGTTTGAGCCTTTCGCCAATTATGGTATCAAGCTGTTCCTGTGTTTCAATTACTTTGAAATCTCCCATGTTGTGTTGTCCTTTCCCCACTTTCCCGGTGGTATCGGTATTTTATAGCAAAAGCAGATTGGTTAATATGTAACCTTCTGTTTTTTGTTATCCTTATAATCATTACAAGCCCAATATGCCAGCACTACGCTTTCAAGTAGTGCTATATCCACCTCTGCTTTCAGTGATTTGTATCCAAATCCGCCATTAGTGCCTATGCTCCTCTTTTCACATTGTGATACTGACTGTGTAAGTGACGGTTGATTCATATGTACGATGTTTGATAGGTTAAGCCCCTGTTCAAATGATGTGTTGGCAACTATAACCTGCTTAACTGTTGGTAATAGTGGTGCTCCAAGATGCTCCTTCTTCATTTCAGCTTCCAACAGTTCCTGACCGTTTGCACCATCAACCACAACCTTTTTGACATCCGCCTCTGATAGGAATGCCAGTATCCAATCATTTCCAGAGCTAATATCCCTACAGTCAATACATTCGACAAATATCTTTCCGTCCAATGTACGGCACGCTATCGACATGGCTACGTGGTTGCCTATCTTGCCATATTTAATCCCCACAAACAGTTTTCCTTTAAGAGGTGGAAGTTTTTTGACCGCCAGGCTCTCCCATTCCGCCTTGCTGATTGCGGATTTTAAATTATAGCGTATCCACAGTCCAAGCCTTTGTATGTTAAAATCAAGAGCATCAGATGTAATCTCATCCAATATCTTACGTTCCGTTAATATAGTTCCAAGGGATGGGTTTGTCAGGTACCAAAGCTCCCTGTCGTTAATGTCTGACATCTCCTCGACACCCCATTCTGCCCAGCCAGCATTTACTGTAGCTCCTGCAAGTGTCTTGTCCCTCTGCTTTACAAATACAGTGCCTGCGCTTACGTTGGTGGGTGGTGTCCCACAGAAAATTGTCTGTGGATTCTTTGAATCCGATACGACATATTTCAGAGCCGACTCCTGATCATCGGTGTATTCCTGTGCCTCATCTATAACTAGAAGGTCGAAACCCTCGCCAAGACCGCCTTTTGATGACCTTGTACGAAACTCAACCCTGACATCAGAGCCTTTTATATAAATACTCTCCCTTCCAATCGCCTTGATTGACTTGTATACTATTTTTGCCTTGTCAAGCATACTGCATAGCCTCTCCCACGCCATATG